CTTGGTCTAATTTAACTCCTATAACATCTCCATTAGTATAAGAAGCACCATAAGAACTATCTGTGCTGCCATCTCTTTGAGTTCCATCTTGGTTATACCAAAAAGCCTCTGACCAATTTTGAGGGTCAGCAGCACTTAAATTTCTATTAGCACTTGCTATACCTATTTTTGTTAATCCAACTGTAGTAACTAAATATTCAGCATACCATTTTCCTGATTCAATAATTTGTGATGCAAACTGTCCACCAAAACTACTACCGTGAACTATCTTTAAATTACCTTCTGATAAAGTAGTGTAAGCATCAGGTATTAAAGGATTAAGCGTAGCAAAGTTATTCGTAGGACTATCAACAGATATATCTGACTCTGTTAGGTTATTAGAAGTCCAGTCATTATTGTTACCACTTTGGTCTAGCCAGTATGCGTACTCTCGTTTGTCAGCGAAAGCCATATAGATGTAGTTATCACCATTTCCATTCATACCTCCACCACGAGCCTTTATTTGGAAACCATTAGAATCAAAATCAATACCTAATTCATAGTTTGTTGTTTGTTCTATAGTTTCTGCATCTGATGTATTAGGTTCAAGAAAAGACCTAACTTCATTTGTAGGATTTCTAGTACTATCAAAAATAAGCCAATCAGCACCACCGTTTGTTTTTCGTATAAGAACGAATGCGGGTTTAAATCCTAATGTCACACTCGGTCCTGCTAAATTACCATTACCAGTATAACTTCCAAACTTACTATACCCAGTTACACTATGCCAACAGTAGGCTATAAATCCTTCATTATTTGTATTAACATTGTTTGCATTTATTGTTCCATCTTGTAATGTAAAAGTTGTAGAACTTCTTGCTCCTATTCCTCCACCTGATTGCCCAGTTGCAACATTAAATACAGCACCTGTTTCATTTAAACCTAATGCTTCATTAGTACCTAAGCTAACGTGTCCTGTGTACCAAGTGCTTCCATTATCGCGTCCTTTCAATATCACCATATCAGGTGTAGAACTAAGTCCGTGTCCTACAGTTTGATTAGAACCTCCATTGCCAGTATAAGAAACTATACTCTGTCCATAAGTAGGATTTGCTCTGACAGTTGAAGTAATACTTCCGTTAGTGTTAGTAGCATTAGAGCCACCCATATCCCAGCTCCAAGCTACATAAGAATATCCGTTAGTAAACCAATCTGTATTAGATGTAAAACCATCAGTAGTAGGAGCAATAGAAGTTAAACCTGAATAAAATGCGTTAGTTAATGAAGTAGAACCATACCTATCAAAACCAGTAATTGCATCACTTATTGCAGAATTTTGTGCATTTAGCCTTGATTTTGCCCAGACTAAATCAGCTTTAAACCCTACACCACCTACATACATAGGTGCAGTATTTTTCCAAGTAACCGTACTAAAACCTTCTACTGTATAGTCTTGTTTAAACGGTAGGTAGAATCCATTAGTACCATAAGTGCCTGAATACTTTATAGGCTTCCATTCACCGTATGTACCTGTTTCACCGAAGTCTGCTGGGGTTAAGGCTTGTCCATCTATGAAGTTTACTTCACCTAAAAAACCATCGTGATAAGCAGAAGGATTACCATCTGAACTTCTTGCACCTAAAAAATGACTGTTAGCATTATTTATACAAGAATTTGGAGAGCCTGAAGCTACATCAGTTCCAGTTAATGTAATTTCAGAACCATTAACATACATTCTTAGTCTATGACTTGCAGTTGCATTTGCAGAATCCCAAACAACTATAATATGTAACCAAGCACTTGGGTCACGATATTTGGCATTGCTTGTTTTAGTGTAAGTAGCAGAGGCAGTTTTAACTTGCAAAGAAAGTTCATCTGTATCTGTAAATCTTAATACATCTCGAACACTTGAAGAAATATATGCACCAAATAAAGCTGGATATGAAGAATTTGTTATATTTCCTCTTTTTACCCAACCACTCCAAGTCCATTTGTTTAAATTACCAGCACTAGATGGAGTCCAACCTAGATAAGGTGAGTCATCATCATTAAACTTAAGACTCTGGTCTATAGTATAAGCCTCTCCAGACTTATACATCCATTGTGGTGAACCTATTGCCATATTATGCGAAAGCCAGTTGTGGAGTTCCTAGTAAAATTCTTCCTGAAGCAACGACAACATAAGGAACAATGTCAGTTGCCGAAGCTGTAGAGGTTAGTGTCAGTCCAGCACCTCCAGCAGTTTCGTAGTCTGTACCTAGTGCTACTGTACGAGAGCCTGTGCCATCTTGTATGAATGTGATAAAGCCAGACTGTCCTACTGTTTCCGTAGTAGGATTGGCTAGAGTTACATTACCTGTAAGTGTAAGTACAAAGTTTTGATTCGTGCTAAAGTTAAGAGTAACTGAACCTGTGTTTGATGTGTCAGTATCAGTAGAACCTTGTGCTGCTCCCGTCATAGTGCCACCAGACTTCATTAAAGCACCAGCAGCAGCTACATTAGTAGCGTCAGTTACATCAGCACTAGCTTCAATACCATCTAGTTTAGCACCATCTGTAGCTACATCTCTACCATCAAATGTAGAGTTAGTAGTAATAGCACCAGTCATTGCACCACCAGTCTTAGGTAAGGCAGCATCCAAGGCTGTTTGTAAGCCTGTAGTATCTGCAACAACTAAGGCTCTAGCAGCTGCTTGATTACTAGCGTTACCAATAAATACATTACCATCATTCAAGTTTGGAGTAGCATTAGAACGTCCTGCACCACCAACTTTAATAATACCAGCAGTAGCGTGAACCCTCTGTATCTTACCTACATTCTGAATTAAGCTACTCTCACCTGTAGGAGCACTATTAGTTAATGCACCAGCAGTTGTAGAAACATACAAGGTATCCCCTAAAGCCCACCCAGCATAATCTGTTTTAGTATCTGCAAGAGAACCAAAGGTTACAATCTCAACACTAGCATTATTATTAGCAGCAGCATACGCTAAACCAAAGGCAGGCATCTTAGCACTATCATTAGCATCAGCAAGACCTACCGTAGGTACATCACCAGAAACACCTTTGATATATACTACCTGACCCTGAGTAATTGCAACGCCTTCATCATTCTTAGCTGTAAATCGAATAGGTCCGTTTAAAGGACCAATGAAATCAGGAGCAGTAACTGAACCAGTAAAGGTTGCGCCAGTAAGCATTGCTGCGCCTGCTGCGGTTACGTTTGTTACGTCTGTTACATCAGCATTAGTTTCAACAGTATCTAACTTTGTACCATCTGCTGATAAATCTCTACCATCAACAGTTTCTGAGCCGCTCATAACTATATTACCAGTCATAGTACCACCTGCTAATGGTAGCTTAGTAGCGTCTGTTACACCTGCTAGTAGGTTTGTGGCTGTTACTTTCTTAGAAGTACCACTATCATTAATTAATAGTTCTTCACTTCCTGCTAATGAAGTTTTTGCTGCTAAGGCTGATACTTTAGTTGTTGCCATATTTACTCCGTAATAATGTAGTTAGGTGATGCTGCTGTAGATGTTTCAGTAATAATGTAATAACCACCTTGTTCAATTTCAATTTCTGCTGCTGTAGATTGTGTGACATCAAACTCTCTTTCCCATTGCCTTCTGTTAAGGTACATCCCAATAGTTTTCTTTTGTTTCCAACCAAATTTCTTAGCCATTATAAACCTTCTCTAAAATGTCTGACACCTGCTGCTTGTCTTTCTGATAAACTTCTAAGCTCTACTTTAAACTGCTCAACTAAAGGAGCAAAAGCTATTTGCTGAGCCGTGGAAGTATCTCTTTTAATACTCTTGCCGGTAGGAATCTGAGGTGCTTTAGTAGCTGTTCTCTTTCTTTCGTCTGTCTTGACACTAAACAATCCTCCCATCCTATCTTTATATTCTGTTGTCTTTACTTTAAGACCTGCTTCGTGAGACTTAGAAGAAGGCTCTGTACCTTTGTATTCCTTAGGTTTGTTTTCCATAGATAAATCTGTAACAGGTTCTAGTACGTCTTGTTCTTCAGTCATACTATCTAACATTTCCATTAGATTGTCTACTTCACTAGTTTCTTCATCAATACTATCGTCTGGAAACTGCAGACCATTCTCTTCAACGTATGCTGCAACCTCTTCAGGACTTGCTCCGGGATTTTCTATTTTATATGTACGCTCTAGTATTTCATCATATAACTTTTTAATTTTATTCTTAAATGCTTCTAGCTCTAGACGACTAGAAGAATCTTCAAATAAACTAATGTGTTTTCTTTTAGTAGCCATACTATCCCGTATAAGATTGATTCTTTTGACTTTCTGTCATTGACTTTCTTTTCTGTTCTCTCATATTCCATTTATGAGTATCAGCAGCAAAAGAACTATAGTTGCTACCGTATTGAAAATTAGTACAGAAACTTAATTTATAATGAGCAGGTTCTCCACATTCTTCACAAATCTGAGTCTCCTCTCTTTTACTGTAAGATACTAACATCTCTGTAGTATGTTTGTTCTTACATTCAAAATCATAAAAAGGCATAGTTACTCCTAATTAATTCAGTGTAACCCTCTCGTGAGAAAGGGCTACTGCTCAATTAACTTATGAGCCCGGTACTACGAAAGCAAGTCCTGCGTTATTACGCATTTCTCCAACACCATAAATAGTGTCAGAAGTGAACAAGTCACCAAGATACTCCTGTTTATATTGAGTCTGGCTCCTGACGCCCACTTGTTCCGCTAGAGCGATTGCATCTTTGTGTAGTAATACACCTACTCTATCCGCACCAGAGTTACCTGCTGCTGAAGGACAGTTAGATGAAATGTATACGTCTACACCGTAGATTTGACCAATCTTACCGGTTTTAATTGCGTCACCAGAACCAATGAACTGTTGCTCAGTGAATCTGTTGATACCTAGCAAGTCATTAGCACAGACTGGTGGAATGATTAATGAACGATTGTCCATTGGTACATCCGCATCGTCAAGTTTTAGAAGCATAGCTCTAATACCTGCGTCTGTAATGTCTGCTGCGTTTGAAGAAGAACCGTTGTAGAAAGCTGCTGTACCTGAACCTAGGTATGCTTTTTCCCAAGATGAAGCTCCAGAACCGCCTACAGTACCGCCCTGTAAACCTTCAGTAAGGTTTAGTAGGTCAGTGTCCACCTGTTTGGCGAGAGCATAGCCCGCATCGTCAGTGTAGAACTTTCTGAGAGAGCTCAATGCTTGAACTTCTGTGATATCTTCAATCAATACAGAGTATTCATAGTGCTTATCAATCGAAAGATTGGTAGTACCGTGAGTATCGCCCTGAATTGCTACTTTTGTATTTGCTGCCTTAGCTGTCGCAGAACCACGAGTCGGCGTTGGAATGTGAATAGTATCACCTTTTTTACCTTTATGATTCAAGCGAGTAACTAATGGAGCGACCACCAAGTTTGATTTGTACGCTGCGATAGTCTCATCCGACCAAATTTCTGGGATGAAATTCGCACCCGTAGTAACCGTTTGATGGTTAGTGCCGATTGCACCTGTTGCCATAATATTACTCCTGTGTTATAGTATAATCAAATTATTTGACTCTACCTTCAGCATAGGCATTGTATATTTCATCAGCTAAGTCTGCATATCTATTAGGGTCTGTTGTTTTAAGACGTATTAGGTCTGCCCTACGATATGTTTTCTTACCTGCTGTAGATTCGCTTGAACTTCTAGATTCAGTCTTACTAGATTTTAGTGCTTTCTTTCTCGTTTCTGCTTGTTCTTTTTTAACTTCTGCAGTTTTATCAATCATTGAACGCTCTTTCCAGTGTGTCAATAATTCATCTGCTGCGTCATAGTTATAAGAATCAGCTTCTTGAAATAAGTTAGTTCTAAATTTACTAGCTTGAACCCAATCTTGAAATTTAGCATCTTGTACAATGTCTACATAATCAGGATGAGTCTGTTCCAGTTGTGCCTTGCTCGTTTCTTGTTTTTGCTGAGCTTGGAATTTCTGAAACTCTTGAAACTTAGGATGTTTTTCTATTAAAGAATTAACCGCTTTATTGGGGTCTTCAAAAAAATCTTCTTCTGTTTCGTTGTTGTTTGAGTTTTGTGTCGCTTGACTTGTCTGTGGGTCATTTCTAGATATTTCGGCTTTAAGGAAACTGTCTGATAAACTTCTTAACTCTCCAATCTCTTGGCTTTTACGTCCAAGTTCTTGTTCTAAGTTTTGATAGCTCTTGACTATATCCTCTACACTTTTACCTGAGAATTTATCCGGGACTTCAAAAGCAGGTTCTTGTGTTTCTGCTTCCCCAGCCTCTAGGGTTTCTTCAGGTTCTACTGTGTTTTCTACCTCTACATCTGCTGATTCGTCAACAGGGTCTACTACTATATTGCTCATATCATTGTTCTCCGCCCGTTAGGGTTATGAAGTTGTAAAAAGATGACGCTAGTTGTCTAGTTCTGTCATCGCTGCTTTTGTTGCGTCTTCTAAAACAATCATCTGTCTTAGAATTGACAACTGACCTCTGGCAAACCATAGGTCTTTTTCGTTATTGATAGATTCTATTCTCTTGACTGATTCAGACATAACCTTTAATTCTTCTATAAGGTCTGCCCATCCTTCAGTTTCTAATAAGTCAATCCTATCTCTATAAAATTCTTCGTCTTCTTTATTTGCCATTAAGATTTTTTGTGTCTATTGCAAAAATTTCTAGCTGCTGCTTCAGAGCTAAAGCCCCATTTCTTTAATGCTAATGCTTTACGGGTAGGCTTACCTTTCGCATCTATCATAGGTCCTGCCATACCGGCAAATCTACAAGCAAAGGATACACGTCTACTATCTGTTCCGCTTCCTTGTGGTGCTTTTAGATTGCCTCCTGTCTCTCTATTATAAGAAGCTCTACCTTTAGCGTTTAAGCCACCTTTAGGATTCTTACCTTCTTTACGCTGCCACGCTGCTGTCTTAGCCATATACTATCCTTGTAACTTTTCTTTTGCTGTAGCTATATTTAATAATGTTTCAGATTGTAAGTGTTCTATTTCAGGTATGTTTCTCATAGTTTCACTATCTTTATTTTCTGTGTCTGCTCTCATCTTATCAATAGAAGCTAAATCTTTTTGTAGTTTAAGGAACTTCTCTTGTATCTTAAGTTCACTAGGCTGTGCTGCTCCCGCTTCTGCTGCGTTCTTCATAGCCTTAGTTGATTCTTCTTGAGCTTCTGCTTGAGTCTTAGATATATCTGCCTGTAATTGCTGTAGTTGTAGCTGTTGAGCCATCTGTTGCATTTGTTGTTCTTCAGGATTAGGCTGCATACCTTCCATAAGTGACTGTACAACTTGTTCTCTGTTATGTATGCTAGAGTTTTGAAAGACAGATAATAATATAACATTAAAAGCAGGAGAGTCTTTAGGTATAGCTTGCAATAAACTAACCATTTGTTGTGCTTCTAGCTCTTTAGCCATAATACCCATAGTTGAATAAGGTATAAATTTATAATCGACAACAGGATATCTATCTACGTCAAACTGTACCTTTCTCCACAAACACTTATTAATCATAGGAATAAGGAATGTGTTTTGAAAGTTCATCAATGTACGCTTTTGTCTCTTAATTGCAGAAGATTGTTGCATAGACATACCTGCAGAGGTAGCTCTTTCTGCACTTCCTTGAGACGAATCTGAAGCACCTGTGCCCATTTGTATCATACTTTGTAGGCTTGCTACTTGATTGTATGTATTTTGGTCGGTGCTACCTAAGGATAATGGCATTATTGCTTGTCTTGGGTCGCCATTAGTAAGAATAGTCTTACCCGGTCTGACTTCTAGCTTGACTCCGCGAGGCATACGAGTTGCGTCGGCAGCCATCATTGGTGTAGTAGTCAGAGCTAACGAGTCAATTCGTGCTCTCATTTCAGCGTCTAGTGCTTTTTGTGGATTATATCCCTTCTCACAAACACCTCTACCCCAAAACTTGTTTGGTACAATGTCGTGTTGATATGATATAAAAGGTCTATCTTCCATCATAAATGGATTAGCAATAGCTCTTAATATGTATTCATCGTTAGCCATAGTAACTACAGCTTCAACTAACTCATCATCATTATACTCAAAGTCATCCATATCTTCGTCTTCAGATAGGAATCTTGCGGGTACTTTACCCCAGTATTCTGTAATTTTTATTTGGTCGTTAGCGTCTGGACGCGACTCTTCAGGGTCAAAACCTTTTAATCTATCTACATTATAGCTACCTTCTATAGGTATATCTCTATATGTACCATTTTCTATACCTTCTATAATGCTATGTCTAGGTTTAATTACTTCGTGTGCAACGCCTAGTGCTTCTTGTATATTAACCGCAGAAGGGTCAATAAGAAATTCTTTTGGGCTAATAGCCTCTACTTTAACATCTACAGATACCGTTTCTTGTAGTATTCTCTCAGTTGTCATTGTTCCTTCTACAGGAACTTCTACTGGATATTTCCAAGTATTCTCTTCTACAGATATCTTACCAATACCAGTACCATATACAGCACCATTAAGAAAGACCTCACATAATGCGTCTTTACATCCTGTAGATTCTAAGTCTTCTTGAAGTAAATTTCTTACATACTCAGCATCGCTAGGGTCTTGGTCTAACATATCATCTTTGATATCAAACCATTTTCCTCTGCCAAATGTAGCCTCTTCGATTTCTGCTACAGATGATTCAACTGCTTGTTGTAATGCAGGAGATATTAATCTAGATTTTTCAGACTGCCTAGTCTTATCACTAGCTTTCCATATGCCTCGCCATAGACGATAATATTCGTCCCACATATCTAAATAATTAGAATCTCTGTGGTTTCTCCACTCTTCTAATCGAGTGTCAAGCCATCCTGCTAGTCCTTGATATTTATTTTCTTCCATCAGTATCCTGCAACGTCATCATACGGTTTCCACTCCTCTTCTAATTCTATAGTGTGCATAAAGTCTGCTACACTAACTTGGTCTATGTATGCGAGTGAGTCGATAATGTCGTCGTGTGTTCCTTTACTAGGAAACTCTATTAACTGTGTCTCTAACTCGCTATTCCAATCAGAATTACGATTAAATGTAATCTTACCGTGCTCCATTCTACCTTGCAGAGCCCAAGTAATTCTATCTGCTTTCTTCTTACCACCGTGGGTTACGTCTGTTATGACTACCCATCTACCTTGTGTTCTCATCTCATCCTGAAGATAAGGTAAGATAGCGTTTTTTAACGCTCCAGATTCTATTCCGACAGTCGTTGCCTGATTCTCAATTGCAGCCTGTAATATTTTAGAAGCAGTTTCTTTAATATTCCATCTACCGTGTAGTATATCTTTGACCCACCACTTATCACCGTGGATTTTAACGATTGATATAGCTGTTTCATCTAACTTACTCCCTTTAAGACCACGTTCCTTTTCAACCGCTTCAAAGCCCGCAGGGTCAACCGCAATAACAAAATTGCCTTCCTCCGGTTCATTCTCATCGTACTTAATCCATTCATTTTTAAATATACCACCAGTAAAACTTACAAAGGATGCTTCAAATTCTTGTCTGAACGCTTGCGTCGACATTGTTCTTCTAGCAACTTCTACCTCTTTAGGGTCTATTAGAGGGTTATCTATAGATGTATACTGGAATGCTTCCCAGTCTTTATCTTTCTCTGCCTCTAAATACAAATCATAAAAGTGATTCTTCCCGGCAGGAGTCCCAATAAAGAGTGCACCACCTTTTACATCTGAAAGTGTTGGTCTTATAATCTGTTCCCAGACTTCTACCTTCATAGAAGCATATTCATCAAGAACGACATAAGCAAGTCCCACGCCCCTTAGAGTATCTGGTCGGTCACTGCCCTTCAAACTAATTCTTCTACCATTAACTAACTTCATAGTAGCTGTATTTTCGTGGGTAGTCTCTATAAGGTCTGTCCCGTGAAGGAGTTCCTTGAGCATATTCCACATAATATCTTTAGCTTGTTGGAATGTAGGACCTATATAAAAGACATCCTTACTTTCCGACTGTAGAGCCTTGATGATTAGTATCCACGCTGCTAGTCTGGACTTTCCAAATCGCCTACCCGCACTTACTACTTTAAATCGGGCAGTGCTATTGAAGATTTCTAGCTGTGCTGGATGTAATTGTACATCTAACTCTTTAGCCATTACCGATACTCACAATTGTTTTGTCAATATCAGCTTCTTCTATTATTACACCATCTTCATATGTTAGTTCTTTTTGGTCTTTCTCTTCTATTTCTATTTTCTTAGCTTCGAGACCACCAACATTGATAATTACATTGCCTTTATCTTCTGAAGACCTAAACTCTACTGCCTTAGTTGTAGGTATAATTCTATCCATACACATCTTAAGACAAGTCCTATCACCTTCGAGTGCTAAGTCTATTACTTTCTGGACAATTTCTGGTCCTCTATTAGACATCAACTCTCTACTTAGGGCTGTATATTTGTTGACACTGCCCTTGGGTCTTCCATTAGGGTTTAAACTCTTCATACCCTTGTACAAATTGGGTGAACCTTTATTTTTTTTAGACATCCTAACTCCTTAGTGTACTATAGTTTCAACTAAAATGGTAATTAGAATGATAATAAAAGGTTATTTCTAAGAGAAGCCTTTTTAGGTGAATCTTTTTTTAATCTATAGTAATATTATAGCATACTTTTCGATGAATGTCAATAGTAAAACTTAAATTAATTACTAAAGTCCCTCCCCGCACCTTTAGATTTCTAGAATTTCTCTAATAAATAACTACTTTTACCCAAATTCTCTCCAATCTGCGAGTGAGCCTTAATATTAATAATCTCTGGTAGCATTGAGCCTCCCCACGGGTACTTATGAGACACACCAGAAAAGGGACTAAGTCTCACATAGTGGAACTTGGGACTAAGCTGGGACTAAGCTGAAGAATCTTGGGACTAAGTAAGGGACTAAGCTGAAATCTTAAGGGACTAAGCTGGGACTAAGTCTCACTATTTGGAACTTGAGAGAATTTGAGAAGAAAGAGGGCGTGAGTGAGAATATTTAGGCAGTTGTCTCATTATGTGAAACACTTGTCTCATTATGTGAGACTTAATATACTGTGGTATAAATACAACAGACTTGTTGCAAAGACACAACAAACCATAGTATTTGTTGAGGAAATACAACAAGTTAGCTGAGAGGCTCAAGAATAGCCCGTATTTGAGAGATTATCTTCAGGCACTAGGTATACGAGGGTAGAGAAAAATAATGGCTCAGAAAGTAAAATCAATTATTATTGGGTGAGTAATATAATCACTAGGGTAAAAGACAATCGTCCAAATATGGGCGAATTTGGGACGATTAGAGCATTTTGTATAAAAATGTAGCAATTCCAAAGAAATTGTTAAAAATTTAACAAAAATAATATAAATAATGCTTGTTTTTAATTTGTTTTTGTGTTTATAATATAGCCACTGCCAACCCTTGTTGGCGGATAAACTAAAAGAGGATAAATAAAATGAAAAACTTAACTAAGAAACAAATCGAAACAATGGTCTCTAACGCTGATGAAACTATCAAATCAATGACTTCATTAGGAAAGGAACTAAACAACAAGGAAAAAATTTCCGACTCTATAATCGAACATTTCAAAGCGACAGAGTTTGGCACAGGGCAGAACTTCAATGCGTTGACAGTCACAATCAATCATTACCTAGAGATTTTTGAGGGTGATGAGTTAGCCGACCTTAAGAACGGTATTAGGAAAGTATTTCAGCCTAACTTAGCAAGTGCCAAAGTTCAAAAGGCTTTATTTTCAGCAGATATCGAAAAGCAAAAGACTCATAAGATAGCTATGAAGAAAGTAAATAAAGAAATGTTAGCTGAGTTTGATGAGTCTTTATTGGGTCAGTATGTCGTAGTCATTGAGAGCAAAAACAAAGGCGGTAATGGTGGCGCAGATGGTGACGGTGACGGTGGCGCAGATGGTGATGAGCCAGTAAGCGTTAGTGAGCCGACATTCAATGAGTTGAGAGACGCCAAAATTAAAGCGGTTATGGCTCAGTTTAATATGACTACAGCAGATATGAGAATATGGTGCGACAATAACCCCGACGCATAATCGGGGTAAATTGTTAAAAATTTAACAAAATTAAATAGGACAAAAAAAATGGAAAATACAAAATTAGATAAATTAGTAAATGACGGATTAAATGCAAACGATAACGGTTTCTGCACGGTGATTGCTCTTGCGGTGGCTTTTGATAAGACATATCAAGAAGCCGCCCAAATTATGAGGGGTTATGGCAGACGTCACCGTAAAGGAATGCACCGCCACGTGATGGAGTACGCCATACAAACCGAAGCAATAAAGCACGGCTACAGATACTCAGTTTATGACTCAGAACACGTTAGAGATGGCGAAATAAGAGTCAACGCACACAGAAGAAGAACGGAAGTTAGTGTGCAAGAGAAGTTCGGCGTAGTGGGAAAAATGACGGTCAATAATTGCCTTAGATATTTAAACCCAAAGAAAAAATATATTATAGGTGTTAGAGGTCACGCCGTCGCTGTTGCTGAGGGTAAGGTGCAAGATTGGACAGAGGGCAGAAGACATCAAGTTAAGCATATAATAGAATTAGACGCACCGTCTGAGAGTCCACAGAAGCCCGAAATTAAGCCGATAATTAAAAAGGCTAGTATGTCCCTTGATGATATGATATCATTGCTATAATTAACAATCGAAACGCCCTGCGGGGCGTCTAGCAACACGGGCTAGGTTGCTACTGATGAGAAGCCCACAAATAATAATAATAACTATATGGAGATATACCAAAATGGATAACTTAAAACTAGAAACAATCGCAGATTTTTTAAGAGTTGATGCAGACCAAATCGAAGAGGGCTTAGGCGAAAATACATTCGAGTTCGGAAGTGAGGAATACTTAGTAGTGACAAATGAAGAAGCCTACGAAATAGCCGAAGAATATATAAAAGAGTCTGTTTGGGCATTTAGACCGTCTTTCCTTGCGGAGCATAGCAACGTAAGCGAAGACATATTTCAAGCACTACAGGAAAAATGCTATGAAGACGCTAACGAAATGATATTAAATTCAATTATTGATATTGATGATTTTGTTGATAGTGCGATTAGCTGTGACGGTATCGCACATTTTTTGAATACCTATGATGGCGGAGAAGAAAGTCTAAACGATTTATACATCTACAGAATTAATTAATAATAGGAGATAATGACAATGATTAAATTTGAAACTGAACACTATCACGGTGAGATTAGAAAAGATAATACTTGGGGTTGGTTCGAGCATATCGAGTTAGGCGAGGACGGCGGAACAGGTAATTTTAAGATTGATATTAATGACGTTTACTGGGCGGTTGTTGATATGAATTATTGCTACGACCTACCGTCGGAGGTATATGAACTCTTAGAGGATAGAATCGAAGTACCACAGATGCAATTCTAGACACTTTTATTGTCTAGCCCTACTAACCCCCTTGACTGGGGGTTTTTGGGTGTAAGAACCTTAAATTTAATAACTATATGGAGATAAATAAAATGGAAATTAGTATATATTCAAGTGACATCAGAGACTTTGATAGAGAACTAGATAGAAAGTTCGATATTAACGAAGAGTTCGGGAGAAACATTTTTGATGATAGAGGTAGGCTATCACTAGAGAATTATGAATATGCGGTAGAGCCTAATACATACATTGCAGTTTTGATTGAAATGCAAGAGCAGATAGACGACTTAAAAAAGACTCTCGAGCAGTTGAAGCACAAATCCGACTGGGTTAGCGGTTACGATGACCACGGGTGGAATACTAAATAGGGGCATTATATGCAACAATCAAGAAAAATAATTAAAATACCTGTTAAAGATAGGGATATTACCGTTCAAATCTCACGAAAAAAGAGACGGCAACGGCTGAGAGACCACAAGCTACACCGTAAGCTGAAGTTTATATTTTAGCAAGGGCATAGCCTTCCTACACTAGAGAAGTCCGCTAGAATCGAATCCTGCGGACTCTCTTTTCCCGGTTTTAGTCCAAAAATCTCTAATATAGGGGTTTTTGTAGTAAAACTAGAGAAATTGTTAAATTTTTAACAATATTAAAACAAGGATTAAATTATGGTAAATAAAAATGGTAGAAACTGGACGCCTCTAAAAGAGGTATCCCTAATAGACTGCGCGACGGAATATAAGAAGATGAAAAATCTTTACCTAGACGCAGACTTTGATGATAAAATGGAGTTAGCTTTATTCTATAAGGGTAAAGCTGACTACTATAAAGCCCTATACGATAAAGGGATTGAACACACAGTAAACTTTTAAGGAGAACTATATAATGATTAACGAGAAACCTTTTATGCAACGCCTTACTGAGGCTTACGAAGAGCAGAAATACACTTACTTTGTGACTGATGGTGAGGGTAACTGTATGGCTGAAAATATGGCAGAAATTGACGCCCGTGTGTATGCTATGAAACACGGTTGGTCTGTAGGACGAAAGGAGGTCAACGATGGCTAACCCTAATAACAATAAAAACTTTAATGACGAAGCTCTAAGAATTAACAGAGAGTTAAAGAGAGAGAATGACAGACTTAAAGAGAAAATTAAACTATTATTAGAAATTATAGAGGAGCAGGTAAATGGCGGACATTAATGGAGTAGAAAGGACTTATGCTAATAAGGACGAGTATGACTGGGAAGGTGGTGAAGTAGACGAGTACACCAACACTCAACAAATATTAAACTCTCCTGAATTTCAGAAAGAGTATAACGAGTGGTTAGATGGAGTACAGAAATGAGATGTAAATGTTGTGATGCTGTACTCAACGAATGGGAAGCTAAAGCTAGAGAGCCTACAGATAAGTCTAAGTTTGTTGATTTATGCTCTGTCTGTAGGTATCACTCTAACCCTTATACTTGGCTAGATGATGATGAGGTCATAAATAAAGAAGATTTATCTATTGACTCTGATTAATAAGTATGATAAAATATTACTATAGATTCAGCTAAAGTGATAATCATTATGGTTATTACTTTAGTTAAATCTAAAGACCTAAGTTAGTTCTTGAGACCGCTAACTTAGGTTTATTTTTCTAGGTCTCTAGGATATAACAATTATGATAACTACAGGTATAGCAAAGTACGTCTATTTAGACAGTACAGAAAAATTCAATGGTGAGGATACTGGTAAGTACACACTTACTGTCGCTATTGATGATAAGGAAGCCACGGCACTAGAAAAAGCAGGTGTCAAGGTTAGGACTATTCAGACAGAGGATGGTGGGTCTTACAAAGCCCGTAAATTCTCCACTAAATATCCTCTATCCTTTGATATGGTGAAGACTTCAGATGGTGAGGCTATCGGACACGATTTCGGGGCTGAGTCTGAAGTACAGGTACTTTGGAAAGCGGGGAATGAACATCCCCAACACGGTGTCGCTACATACTTGACTGCGGTTAAGGTTATGAAGCGTACTGAAGGCTATAAGTCTGCCGACGAAGAGACAAGTGAGTTCTTCGCATAACCCCTCTACTTTTGTAGAGCATAAGCCCTGCCCTGCCTGTAGAGATACAGGTGGGGACAGAGCAGGTGATAACCTTTCAGTCTACTCTGACGGACACGGTTATTGTAATGCCTGTGGTCACTATGAAAAAATTGTTAAAAATTTAACATTTGATACTACAAGCAATAATTTTAATATGGAGAATAATTCTATGCAAAGTATAACGCCACGAGGTACAAGTGGGGCTATGATTAAAGATAGAAGGATTTCCTCTGACATCACCAAGAAATTTGGTGTGACGGTAAGCTACGACAAAGGTGGTAAGATAGACAAACACTACTATCCATACTACGACTCAAAAGATAGCAATAACTTAATTGGCTACAAAGAGAGAACTGTCGCAACTAAAGAGTTTCAGATTATTGGAACTAATAAGGGTTCAGGTCTATTCGGACAGAACGCTAATCGTTCAGGGGGTAAATACTTAACTATCTGTGAGGGCGAACTAGATGCCCTTTCTGTGAGCGAAATGTTTGACGGCAAGTGGCAGGTCGTATCACTAAAGAACGGGGCTAATTCAGCCGCTAGGGACGTCAAGGATAACTTAGAGTACATCGAGTCCTTTGATAATGTGGTCTTATGTTTCGACCAAGACCAAGCAGGTTTTCAAGCAGTTAAAGACGTACAGGATATTATATCTGTAGGTAAGCTGAAGGTCTGTAAGTTGCCTATGAAAGATGCTAGTGAGATGCTAATCAATGGTAAGATTAAAGAGTTCACCAATGCTTGGTGGTCTTCTGAGTCTTACACACCTGCGGGAATAGTCAAGGGTGTAGACACTTGGGAACATCTTCTAAAAGATGAGAACCTCGTCAATATTGATTATCCGTGGGCAGGTCTTAATAAACTAACCTACGGCTTTAGGTCTAAGGAACTGGTAACTATAACGAGTGGTTCGGGTATGGGTAAGACTAGCGTTGTTAAGGAGTTAGAAGCATACATACTTGATAAGACTGACGATAACTTAGCTATCATTCACTTAGAGGAATCTATCGAGCGTACTGTTAAAGGTTTGATGTCTATCGAAGCTAACTCACCTATTCACATACCACAGTATGAGAGAGAGTTAAGCCCCGAAGATAAAAAGGCTCTATGGCAGAAATCGGTAGGTGATAAGAATGTATACTTCTATGACCACTTTGGTAGTATGTCGGAAGACTCACTACTTAATGTGATTAGAACTTATGCTAAATCTTTTGATTGTAAGTGGATAGTTTTAGACCATTTATCTATTGTAGTTTCCGACCAAGATGGTATACTAGACGAAAGAAAAGCAATTGACGCCATTATGACAAACCTTAGAAAGATAGTTCAAGAGACGGGCATAGGATTATTCCTTATCTCTCATCTCAGACGACCACAAGGTAAAGCACACGAAGAGGGCGGACAAGTATCGCTATCTGAGTTAAGAGGCTCTGCGGCAATCGCTCAACTGTCTGACATCGTTATAGGCTTAGAGCGTAACCAACAGGACGATGACCCTATCATTCGTAATCAAACAACACTACGAGTTATAAAGAATAGGTTCTCAGGTCTGACTGGCAAGGCTTGTAAGTTACAATATAATAGTGAGACGGGAAGACTTTCGGAGGTAATTGATGAAGGCTTTTTTTGATATAGAAACTGACGGTCTCGAAGCTACTAGAGTACATTGCATCTGTGCAATGCTTGACAACGATGAGACTACTGTATACAACTTTATAGGAGGAGAAGCGAATGGACTTTTTCGAAAATGGTTGGCATCAGAGAATGTCGACACTCTTATTGGACACAACATTATTAATTTTGATGTTCCTGTTCTGCGTAGGCTTACTGGGATGGATTGGTCTTTTAATTTACGGGACACTCTCGTTCTTTCTAGACTATATAACCCTAGCCTTGACGGTGGGCACTCTCTAAGAGCGTGGGGTGAGAGGCTTGGTGATTATAAGGATGACTATCAAGGTGGATGGGAAGAGTATAGCCACGATATGTTAGAATATTGTCAGCAAGATGTGAGAGTTACTAAAGCTCTTTACAATCATTTTGTTAAACATTTAACTTTTTCTGAGGCAGTTGATTTAGAACATACGACGGCTGAGATTATTAAGCAACAGACCGACAATGGTATGATACTTAATGAAGAACGTGCCTATGAACTACTAGCTGAGATGAAAGAGAAAGTGTTGGACATAGAGGATGAGGTACACGAAAGATTTAAACCTCTGCCTGTGTGGGTAGACTTAGTTCATCCTAAAGACAAGATGAAGAATAAAGATGGCAGTATCTCTAAGAGGTATCAGGCACAGTTAGATAAAGGTGCACACTTTCAAGATTGTAAGTGGGGATACTTTGAGTACCCTGAGTTCAACTTAGGCTCTCGTCAGCAGATAGCTAAGTATCTACAACACTTCGGTTGGAAGCCTAAAGCATTTACTGAGAAGGGCAATCCTATCGTAGATGAGAAGGTGCTTAAATCTGTTAATATACCTGAAGCACAATTGATTGTAGATTACTTGACACTAACCAAGCGTGTTGCTATGGTTAAGAGTTGGGTAGAAGCTATTGATGAGCGTACTGGTCGAGTACACGGAAGAGTAAACCCTTGCGGTGCGGTGACTGGTAGGATGACACACTCTAATCCTAATTGTGCTCAAGTCCCTGCGACTAGGCACGGAAAAGACGGAAAGGTTCTTTGGGGTTTTGAGGGTGGCTATGGTGCTGACTGTAGAGACTTGTGGACTGTCCCTAAGGATTATAAGTTGGTTGGGTGTGATGCTAGTGGTCTAGAACTTAGAATGTTAGCACACTATATGAATGATGATAAATACACTAATGAGATACTTAATGGTGACATTCATTCTGCTAATCAGAAGTCAGCAGGACTACAGACTAGAGACCAAGCTAAGACTTTCATCTATGCGTTCCTATATGGTGCGGGAGATGTTAAGATTGGTGAGGTAGCAGGAGGTGGTGCTAAACGTGGGCGTATACTTAAGAAGAACTTTCTTGACAATACTCCTGCATTAAAACAACTGCGAGAGAAAGTTTCCGAATCAAGCGGTAAGGGTTGGGTTACTGGATTAGATGGACGTAAGCTACACATACGCTCACAACACTCAGCACTAAACACTCTACTACAGAGTGCAGGTGCGGTGATTATGAAGAAAGCGTTGGTACTATTGGACTCTTATGCTAGACAGTATGACTTAGATTATAAGTTCGTACTGAATGTGCACGATGAGTTCCAATGCGAGGTCAGAGAAGACCAAGCAGACTTCTTCGGAGGTCTAGCGGTAGGGTCTATCATTCAAGCAGGTAAATCTTTTAAACTAAACTGTCCTTTGGACGGTGAATATAAGGTAGGTGAAACGTGGCAACAGACTCATTAAAGAGTGGCTATCGTTTTGATAGAGTTAATTCTAAAGGTGAAGTCATTTTTAGAAGGGACACTAATGAAACTTTAGAGTATGTCGAGAAGTACTTAAATTCTAAAGGTATTGAATATGAAGCTAGAAAAGGTGCTTATATGTTATGGATAAAGAGAGATAAGTGGTATGCTTATTATTATACAACTGGAAGATGGCATCCTTATGTAAAAAATAACTATCCTAAGAAACATTATAGGTCTAATGGGATAGACGATTTTATAACAAGGTTTACAAAAGATAGTAAGATAAAAGAAAAGGTAGATTCACATTTAGGTTGTTTTTCATATCCTAATTGTGATATTAACCCATCAGGTTGTACTGTTCATAATGATGATTATGAAGAGTATGGACATAGAGATAACAAGGAGGTACAAAAATGAGTACAAACGCACTAAAAACAACAGTAAAATATACAAAGAAAGATAGAGTAATTATAACTATAGATATGGAACATTATGAAAAATTATGTGATGGTTATAATAAACTCAGAAGAGCTTGTAATATGATGATGGAAACAAATGATTTATATTTAAGTGATATGAGAAACCTTGATGATTTACAACACGAAATGCAATTCTTAGGTTTTGTAAGAGGCGACCATTATTGGAGTGATGTTACTATTCCGAAGGAGACTGAGTAATGAGTACAGATACTCTAGTAAGCGACATATATCGTATGATTGACACCAAGGATATTCCTGAAGGTGTGCCTGTCGAACAAGTAATAAATGACTTCGGTGAGAATATGAAGCAGATATTGAGAGATAATATCACAGAGCACGAGTTTGATAGACGTAAGCTCCGTATGTCTAACATAGGTAAGAAAGATAGACAGTTGTGGTATTCTTATAATGGCTATGAGGGTGAGAAACTGCTGCCCCATACAAGAATCAAGTTTCTATATGGTCACTTGATTGAAGAGATGGTACTAGCTCTTACTAAACTTTCGGGTCACGATGTGACACACGAACAGAAGCAAGTAGAAGTAGATGGTATTAAAGGCTCTATGGACTGTAAGATTGATGGTGTGCTGACTGATGTTAAATCAGCATCATCTTATGGCTTTAAAAAGTTCAAAGATGGCTCATTAGTTAATGATGACCCCTTTGGATATATAGACCAAATCAAAGGCTATGCTCACGCTGAGGATACTACAGATATTGGTTGGTTAGTTATGGATAAGACCAACGGACATCTTACATATCTAAAGTATGATATGGCTGATGAGTCTCAATGGTACTGGTCGAAGTTAAACTTTTTCTCTATACCTGAAAGAATAAAGAATATAAAGAAAATAGTTAAAGCAGAGACACCGCCTGAGAGATGTTATGAGGTTATACCCGATGGTAAGTCAGGAAATATGAAATTACCTGTCGGTTGTAGCTACTGTGCGTATAAGCACGATTGTTGGGGTGAAGACCTAAGAACATTCTTATACTCTAATGGACCTCGTTACTTGACGCAGGTTGTACATTTACCTAACGTAATAGAGGTGGATAGAGATGGCAATAAAGTATCGCAGTAAGCTAGAGAAAGAATGTTCCGAAGCTCTTGGTAAGGAATGGAAGTATGAACCTTGTAGGATAGCCTATACTATCCGTAAAAACTATACGCCTGATTTCGTTAAAGGCAAGTACCACATAGAAGTTAAAGGGTTCTTTCGGAGTGGGGATAGACAGAAGTATAAATCAATTGCTGAACAGATGAGATTTGAAGGCAAGGAGTTAATATTTCTGATGCCCCGCCCCGATTCTAAAGTAGCCAAGGGTAATAAAATTACTTACAGGAAATGGTGTGAGAAGTATGACATCAAAATATTTTCAACTAAAGAAATTAAGGAACTAAAGAAATGGACGAAGATAAAATAAATCCTAACCATTATAAACAAGGTAATATTGAGGTCATAGATTTTATCTTAGACCAAGATATGGACTACCTAACTGCCTCGATAACTAAATACATTTGCAGGTGGAGATTTAAAAACGGTTTAGAAGACCTAAAGAAAGCTCGTTGGTTCTTAGATAAACTTATAGAACACGAGGGAGGACAGTATGGCTCTAACTCTTAATGAACTTAAAGAACGTATAGTCCAAGAAGCAATAGACCCTTGTACTCTGTGTGAGGTATTAGATATAACAACAGAAGATATCTTACACGAGTTCGAGGATAAATTAATAGACAAACGGGAGGAGTTTGACGATGTTGATGATACCTACTGAGAACTTTATTATGATGGCATTAGCGTTTCTTACATTAGGAGCAATCTTAATATGGAGACACGGTGCTAAATGTTATGATAGAGGGATAACTGATGCGATACTTATGCACAGAAACGGAAGACTAAAATATAATACTTACTTAGATGACAATGGTAGCAAGATGATAAACATTGAAATTGACCCACTAGAAGGAGATGAATAAATTGAATAAATTACCAAATGATTACCAAAACTTTATAGCCTTAAGCAGATACGCTAGGTGGCTACCTGAAAAGAAAAGAAGAGAGACTTGGAAAGAAACTGTAGCACGTTACTTTGATTTTATGGAAACACACCTTATAGAGAATACTAAGATAGGAGAAGTTACAGAAAAACTAGACCCAAAGACTAGGAAGATACTTGAGGATGCGGTATGTAACTTAGAAGTTATGCCTAGTATGAGAGCTCTTATGACCGCAGGACCTGCTCTAGCTAAGAATAATATAGCAGGATATAACTGTGCTTATCTTAGTGTAGACCACCCTAAAGCATTTGATGAAACATTGTTTATACTTATGCACGGTACTGGTGTAGGGTTCAGCGTAGAGAGACAACACGTCAATAAACTACCTGATGTTCCTGAGACTATGGTAGATGTAGAGGATGTTATTGTCGTACAGGATAGCAAAGAAGGATGGCAATCAGCTTTCCGTAAACTTATCACTTATTTATATGATGGTGAGATGCCTAAGTGGGACTTTTCTAAGGTGAGACCTAAAGGTGCTAGACTACAGACATTCGGTGGTAGGGCTAGTGGTCCTGAACCTCTACTTGATTTGTTTAACTTTTCTACTAACATCTTTAAAGAAGCAGGGGGACGTAAACTTACGTCGTACGAATGTCACCGGATGATGTGTAAGATTGCTGAGGTTGTAGTTGTAGGTGGTGTACGCAGGTCAGCCCTTATCTCTCTATCTAATCTTACTGATGAGCGTATGCGTAATGCTAAGAGTGGTCAATGGTGGTCAGATACTCCTGAGATGGCTTTAAGTAATAATAGTGTATGTTATACAGAGAAGCCTGATATTGGCATCTTTATGAAAGAGTGGACGTCTTTATATGAGTCTAAGTCAGGTGAGCGTGGTATCTTCAACAGAGAAGCCGCTATCAAACAAGTAGCATCTATAGGCAGACGTGACACAGACCACGACTTTGGTTGTAATCCTTGTAGTGAAATCATACTGAGAGATGGTCAGTTCTGTAATCTTACTGAGGTTGTGGTAAGAGCGGAAGACACGCAGAAGGATATACTCCGTAAGGTTAGACTAGCTACTATATTGGGTACGTTCCAAGCGTCACTAACTAACATTAAACGCTTACGTCCTAAGTGGGTACACAATACAGAAGAGGAAGCACTACTAGGTGTATCTCTTACTGGTATTATGGATAATGCTTTTATGAACGGTAGTAGTGATGACAGTAGAGGATACTACGGCAAGAGAAGTTTAGCTGACTTTTTAGTAGACCTTAGAAAAGAAACAGTTAAGACTAATGAGCATTGGTCAGAGCTACTGGGAATTCAACAAGCTACTGCTACTACTGCTATTAAGCCTAGTGGTACGGTAAGCCAGTTAGTTGATAGTGCTAGTGGTATACATACTAGACATAGTGATTATTATATCCGTAGGGTTAGAGCAGACGCTAAAGACCCTATAGCACAACTTATGGAAGACCAAGGCATACCTTGCGAGGCTGATGTTATGAAACCTAATAGTGTTAAGGTATTCTCTTTCCCTATGAAAGCTCCTGATGGTGCTATAACTAGAAACGAAAGGACTGCTATAGAACAACTAGAGTTATGGCTCAAGTATCAGAGACATTACTGTGAGCATAAGCCTAGTGTAACTATTAGTGTTAGGGAACACGAGTGGATGGAAGTAGGTGCGTGGGTATACAAACACTTTGATGAAGTATCAGGTGTTAGTTTCCTACCGCACTCAGACCATACATATCAGCAAGCACCATACGAGGAGTGTGATAAGAAGACACACGATGCACTAGCTAAGACTATGCCCAAGCAAGTCAACTGGGATTTGATTAGCGAGTATGAACTTACTGACTCTACAGTAGGAACTAAGACACTAGCTTGTACTGGTAGTGTATGTGAGCTTGTTGATTTAGTAGAAGAAGAGAGGGATATAGAATGAAATATTTATTAATTGTTTTTGTTTTTGCAACGGGATGCTCTGAGTTGCAAACTAAGTTTGATATGCACAAGGATGAACAACTAACTTGCAGAGCAGAAGATGAATCGCTATGTGCGGGGTGGAAACTATGAGAGAAAAAATAGAAATGTTCTTACACTGTACACTTGCAATAGCGACAATAGTTTCTACGAGTTGTCTAGTCTATGTAGTTATGTGGCTAGAAGCTCTTAGGAAAGGGTGGCTTGTATAGCCGATGTTTTACATTTAATATAGGAGTAAAATATGTTAGAGAAAGTAAAGAACGGTGCTGATGGTGCGATTGACGTTGGTATCAAATTAATTAGCTTATCAATTATATTACAGATTATCTTCGGTCCGAAGGTAGCCTTCCTTACAGGAGATGTAATTGGTTCTATTTTAGGTATAGTATGGACCTTAGGCAATGGGGGATTGGCAGGTATAATCGCAGCCCTTATCATTTGGAGGCTACTTGACAAAGACATAGTCAATGAGCTCAAAGACTAAGGCTAATAAAAACACTTGGGGTCTCGTCCGTATGGATGGGACTTCCAAGTTATACCACTCATTAAAAGTTAAACGTTTAACAAAAACTCAGCCTAGAGATTTATGGAAGAACGACTGGAGAAAATAGTATGAATGAAGACAAAGTTATTAAAGCATTAAACAGTATGAAATATAATTTTGAACCTATGGATGATAAGTTCTCTAGGTATGATGCTTTTGATAAAGAGCACGGCATTATGCTAGAGATTAAATGTAGGAAGAAACATTATCCTGACACTTTAATTGAAAAGATTAAGTTTGATTGGAACAAAAAATTTGCAGAAGAAAACGATTTAGAGTTTTGGTACGCAGTATCTATGCCTAACAAACCCGGCAGTCATACTATTTATATCTTTGACCCTGCTAATCTAGAAGCAGAAGAAGAGGGATATGATTTTAAATGGCACATAAAAAAACTCCCTGAGAAAACTGAGTTCCAAGGGAGTCAATGGATAGACAAAGAAGTTGGTTATCTACATATAGATGATTGTCTATTATCTTTTGAAGAACGTACTAATCACTAAATTTATTTATTACCTCACCTAATTTACCTTGACCGTATCCGTATTGAGACGATTTAGACCAGTCTTGATTCTGTGGTACGGTCTCAGTATGTGTAAACAATCCTCTCTGATATGCCTCATCAAAGGACATACCCGTACCTCCCGCAACATTAGCACCTAAGTCATCTACAGAGAAACCGGTGCTACCTTTAAAATAACCTTCTTCTGGATTGAAGTAAGGCACTCTCTGGCTATCTCCAATTTCTTTGCCTACACCTACAGCTAAAGCTAAAGGACCTCCTACGTTGTATTTTAGGTTCTGCGTAGCGAAGTAGTGAGATAACAAATCTTTATCAGCATTAGGATACACCTTGTTTCCTTCACTGTCTACTAAATTCATAATAGCTTTAACTTTGTTATCTACATCGGATTTATCATAATCGAGTTTATTCTGTACAAACTCTAATGTACCGTCTACCATTCTAGAGCCTTTTCTTATAACATTAGTAAATAGTCCTGCTAAGTTAGGGTTCATTGTTCTGCTCCTAAAACTGCTCCCGATACGGCTCCTGCTTGAGACATACCCGGAGTTACTCTTTTAGAAGGTAACTTACCTATGGTATTTACTAACTCATCAGCTTTATTTCTCATAGCGGGGTCTGCTATTCTTCTAGCAACAAAACCCGTTGCAGTAGGAATTAAAAAAGCCGGATGGAGATAAGAACCTGCAAAAGCTAACATAGTTAGGAATCTGTTAGAATTTGGAGATAATTCAGCAGTCCTTTGGATAGTTCTTTCTATTATCCCTCCTTTTATAAACTGTTCCATTATTTTTTGCTCTGCATTAGAAAAATATTTCATAGATTTAGGATTATTTAAAATATTTAAGACAGCATTTTTATATAAATCAACATCGGACATTTTACTAAAAGCACTTTTAGTTCTTTTAACAGCTTGAAATGCTTGGTCTAATTTTTCTGCTTTTTTATAAAGACTATTAGCAACTCTAGCGGCTTCTAGTTCAGGAAACTGAGAGCCTTTTGCTTTTATAGTGTCGTCCACTAAATCCATCATTTCTAAAATCATTTTCTGTTCTGGATGTTTGTTATATAAAGTAGACAATGCTTGCTTTACGTTATCCATCTGCATTAATGTATACTCTTTATTTCCTGCTTTTAAAGACTTAAAAACATTTAAAGCAGCAGTAACACCTTTGTCTTTTATTGCTGTGTGATGTCCTTCTATAGCTATTTGATTTGCTTTACTAAACATTTCAGAAAAGTCTTTATTATTAAAAAGACCGTAAGATGTTTTTACATCTTCATAAGCAGTGTTTTTTAATTCTCTTAGTTTTGTAATACTTGGATTTTCTTTATTTTTTTTAAATAGGTTTTTTAGTTTTTCAGCTCCTTTACCAACTAAGGGTATTGTTTTTTCTAACCCTAAACCAAAAATACTACTTGCAACTCCAGTTGTTATACTGTCTACCGCTACTCCTCCTAAAGATTCTTCAGTAGAAGTTCCTGCACCATAAACAGCACCTACACTTCCAGAAGCAGCCATCGCTTGCTTTCCTGTTTTCATTTGCTTTATTATTTTAGGTGCTTTAAATATACCCGCAGGACTAACTACAGCACCCCCTAATTCGTATTTTAATGCTGTCATAGGTTGATTAGTTCTAAACTCTTTTATTCTCTCTCTTTCCGAGTCTCTATACTTAGAATATAAATCAGCAAAAGATTCTTCTCCTGCTTTTCCAGATACTATATCAGATAGAGCTCCCATAGCTCCTTGTATTTCATCTCCCCACCCAAAAGTTTGTCCTTGAAAAACAAGCCTAGCTTTATCGTCTAAACTAGGAGTCCATTCATTAGGTATGTTCCTGTTTAGAGGGTCAAACTTATCTCCCATTGCAATTTCAAAAGCAGCATTAAAATCCTCATTGCTTAACCCTACACTATCTGCCCATACACCTAAAGGCATAGCATCTTCTGGAGTTTCTGCGTCTTCTTTTTGTTTTTCCCACATTCTATATGCGAACTCTCCGTTAGAAAATTCAGAGTAAGGAACACCGGCTGAAGTTTTTCCTCCCGGAGTGTTTTTTATTACATAGAAATTTGACATTTAACCTCCTAAAATGCTGATTCTTGTTTTTTCTCAACTAAAGTAACTATAGGCTCTCCTGATACAGGGTCTTTTGTTACCTCATATGTACTTGATAACTTTAAGTCTTTTATTTCTTCTGTTCCTTTAGCATTCATAAGAATTAACATATTTTTATAATGGTCTTGTATTTTTTCAAGATTAGCATAAAAAACTTCAGGTTGTTGGTCTAGACTTAAGCTACCTAATGATGCCTGTAATGCTACTAATTCTTGTATTGCTACTTGACCTAATGCTCCTCCAGTAGGTGACGCCTCTCTCATAGCTTGTAGTTTGTCAAAACCTATGTTTGCCGTTATAGCTAGTATAGCGTTTTCCATATTTTTTCTTTTAGTTCCCGGATATCCTGTAGCACTTAATGCCTTTGCTTCTACTGAAAATATAGCGTCTCTAGTTGATTTTACAACACCCTTACCAACTTCTGTCATTCTGTCATTATATATATCAAAAGCACTATCTACAAGTTCTAACACATTATTTGCTTGACCTATAGTTAATTGTTCTTTTAATGCTGTTATCCTTTCTAATTCTTTTGCAGCTTTGTCTGCAGGCGAACCCGGAATTTCTGTAGCTCCGATAATGTTTCCGTCCTCATCTTTGACTGCCATAAAGTCTGTAGATAAATTAACATCTTCACCTGTTGAAAATTTATCTGTTACATAAGGATTTCCATCTGCGTCCCTAATAACTTCATATTGGTTAGTATCTGGATTTAACTGCATTCTTATAGTTTGTGACGAATTATTAGGATTTCCTACTTCAATAGTTGGTTTTTTAGTAAACCTAGCATTTGCATCTGCTACCTGTTGATTTACTCTGTTGTCTTCTAAAGTGTCTGATAGTGTTCTAGCTCTCTCAGCAAATGATTGTGATAGTTGAGGATAGCCCGCCTGTATAAAATCTTGTGATAGAGAGAATAAAACTTTAGGGTCATTCTGGTCAGCAGTAGAGTATCTAGATAAGATATTCTGTACATCTTCTTGTTTCTTTTGATTTCTAGTTTTCATACCTGCCATTCCTGCCAAGCCTTCTATAAGCATACCACTACCTAGACCTGCAGCATAAGCCCCTGCTTCACCTTTTCCTAGTTTAGCTACTGCCATAGCTCTATCTCTCATAGATTGGTTCTCTGCTGAAGCTAAGTCTCCTGCACTAAATAAACCTGTTATTCCTGTTGCCATAATTATTCCTTAAAAGTTGTATTGACCTAAACTTAATCTATCAGAAAAAAGCCTAGGAGGTAAAACTGTAAAGTACCCATCATCTGCTGTAGCTATTTGATGTTCTTCACCATAAACATTAGTCCCCCTAGAATTACTAGGGGCTACAGCTTTCCCGCATAACTTCCTCCCATAGCACTGTAAGCGTCAGACTGTGTACTCGGAGCTAACATACCGCCACCGCCTTTTTTATCAAACATACTATAAAAATCATCAAGGTCATATTTTTTTACTTGCTCTAAAAGACCTGCTGTTTGAGACTGTTTAAGTTTTGTGTAGGCATCTGCTGCTTCTCTAACTCCTTGTGTGTTAGCTCTTACATCAACACCTGCACCTATTGTTTGACCTAATTCTGCTTGTGGTCTTAGCATACCCGCAGTAGCACGAGCATCAGCACCAAATCCAAGTGCTTCGGCTCTAAGCATATTTCTGTAGTCCATACCAGTTCCTATAGCAGCCATTTGACCTCTCATTCTATCTCTACCGATAGCATCTTCAATAGCCATTTGGTCATAGTAACCTTGTGTTCCAGTCCTACCTTGTGCTATAGCAGCTTCTTGTCCTTGAAGTCTCTGTTGATTAAAGGCATCAGCATTAAACTCTTCAAACATTTTAAACTGTTCTTGTGCAAGTTTATTAGGGTCGCCCATCATATTCTGCAACTCTTGATTTGCCATCGAAGACGAGCCCAAGAATCCTTGCATCATAGCCTGATACTCAGGATTTAAGGTTTGAATCATCTCTTTAGTCTCAGAGTCAAACTCTACGTTGCCTGCAGGACCTCTACTACTCCAAGGTAGTGACCTTTCGTATGCTAGTTCCCTTTGCTGTTCAGCATATGCACGCCTGTCTTTTGCGTCTTTCCTCGCTTGGTATTGACCAAAAAGACCAACTCCTGCGTTTATTAATGCTCCAATCATTATTTAATCTCCTATGCTGTGCGTTTCCACATATAGACTACTATATATGGTTGTAAAATATCGTGAGTGTGTGCTGCTCCACCACCTGCTGCTTGTATTACTCCACTTGAGCCAAGATTAGGCTCACCAGCAGAACTATCAACAGCTTCTACTGTTGTCTGTCCATTTTGTAAAAGAAGCCTGTCATAACTTCCATCACTATGGTTATGTGAAGGTATTTCACTAAGTGTTAATGTGTGTGAATCTGTTTCAGCACCACCTGTAGCATTAAGCGTATCAAATGTACCACTTGATGCTTTACCTACTGGAACTTTACCTTCTGCGTAAGCTGCCCAAGTACCAAATCCAAGAAGTGTTGCTGGGTTTGTTGATACAGCAGCATTCATATATATTGAACCTACTGGGTATATTGCCTGTAAAGCTGTTTGCACAAAAGCAGTTGTTGCCACTTGCGTTGTATTTGCTCCTGTACTTGCTGTTGTTGCACTAAATGCTTCGGCAGCATCTCCGTTAATGTCTGCTTTAGTATTTACTGCTGTTTCTACTGCTGAAAATTCAGTGTGGAAATCAGCTCCTGATATTACTTTTGCTGCATCTGAGTCTGCTAAAGCATCTTTTCCAGACCAAGCTACAACTTTTGAATAGTCTGCCATTATCTTATTTTCCCTTGTTTATGTAAAAGTGTTAAGTCTTGTAAAGACGCATCAAAGCCATTACTCTGTACGCCTATAGATATTTTTATATTTTTTGCTGAACCTGTAAGAGGTGTTCTATATTCTTGTAATCCATATACAGGTTTGTAGGTTACACCTGACTTACCATATAAAGATGTACTAGCTCCCCATAAAGCAGTAGAGCCTGTAGTAGTAGGATTTAAAGTTATAGATGTAGTTTTAGATGCAGTAGCACTAAAATCTTTATACCATTTTAATGCTAGGTTAGCACCTGAGCCACCTTCCATAACCATAAATAACCTCTTTAACAGAGACGCACCTACAGACTCTCCTAGGTTTACCCATACAGTTTCAAAGCTACCAGTATAAGAAGCGTAACTATATGTAGTACCATTAGCTGCTAAGTCTGAATCGTAGTATCCTTCATAAGTAGCAATGCTCCCATCTTTCTGTCCTATTAGCATACCATAAGTATCTGTATACGCTATGCTAGCAGGTTCCCTATCTAAATCAAATGTCCAAGTAGTTATTCTAGGAGCTTGATTAGGAGTTAAATGTTTAAAGTCAAAAACATAAGTAATGTTACTAGCAGTAAAAGTCATTACATATATTCCTTCGTTCTCTATATAAGCTGACTTAACTTCTGTACTCTGACCTATGTTTCTAATTAGCGTGTCTTTAACATTTACTGACAAATCAGTTAGAGGTACTTTATCTTTTTCAGATGTACGAGCTAGTGACCTAAGACCAGTAGAAGATAAGAATACTAAATCATCTCCGATGTGTTGTACCGAATCTCTAGCTACACAACCTACTCCTCGTATAACCTCATTAAGTTTCATACTGCCTACAACATCAGGACTTTCGTATATAGCTATATTGTTCTTACCAAATACAGCAAGTTGTCCATAAAATGGAGCAATAGCTATTATGTCATCTTTTCCCCAAACTTTCTTTAAATCAAAAGAACCACCACCGTTTCCTGTAGTATAGTCATCAGAGTCTAACAGAGCAGAATAATGTAATACATCTTTTTCTTCTGCTACACCACCAACCCACATACGCCCATAAAATCCTACACCACAGCTAGGTTTAAACTCACCTGACGTTACTGTAGCAGGTCTAGTAGCATTATCAAAAGCTGCCCACTTAGAACCTGAACCTTGTGAACCGTCGTATCTCTGCGGTACAACTCCTTCGTGTAAACAAGTAAGCCTACCATTAAAATTTATAAACTGCCAATCACCGTCTGTACCCGTAACTGTATGTTTTGTGTCTGCACTTCCTGTAGGAAACGCAGCGTTAGGCGTTGTAAAATCTACAGTGTATATACTTGTACCGTGACTAGCAAATATTTTTTTAGTTGCTCCGTCTTGATGTTCTACAATACCTTTTATAGCTGTTCCACTTGGAGCTACTTTTTGTTTAAATCCTTTGCGTAGAGATATACGACCTGATTCTCTAATCACAACATTTTCTGCCTTAGTTAAATAAGATGGGTCTAATGACGCAGGATTAGCTTGTGTGTTTAATCCATTAAGACCTATGTTAGTTAAAGACTGATACTGTAATTGCTTAGCCATTATTGGTAATTAGTAGTTACAAACCATTCGTTTTCATATTGAGTATTTCCACTATCTAGCATAACTGCTTGTGCTAGAGAGCTTGCTGCTTCTTGTGCAGCTATAGAAGATTGTGTTCCTCCGTCTTCTCCACGCTCTGCTATTGCACGAGCATAAGCACCTAAGATTACAGGCTTAGATGGTATTTTGATACTTGTAGTAGCTGACGTTAATTCGTCTTGATACTTAACTATATCAAAAGATATTGTCTGAGCTTCTGTAGGTATAGGAGATAAATCTACTTTAAGATTATTAGAACTATCTGCTCCATTAAAAGCATAGTAACTAGGTTCTCCTGTAGGGTCAGTAGGATATTTAATACTGTTTATGTAATGTTGTGTCACCGGTGACAAAGTATTGCCAGTAGAGTTGTTAGTTACATCTAACACTTTAAACTCTTGACCAGAAGATAAGTTATAATTTTTTGTAGCTGCTACAGTAGAAACATTAACTGTTTCCCTTAGAACTAACCAATCGTGGTAAGACTCTATACTTCTCTTAGCATCGTTAATTAAAGAGCCTATAACTTTCTGATAGTCATTTACTGTAGAACTATCGTTAATAGCTCCAGACCAATCAGAAGCTACTGTGTCTTCTCTTAGTCTTATTAATACTTGATTTATTAGTTCTCTATATGTCATTATTTCCCCTTGGCTAATTGTGCACCAAAATAAAATTCTATAATCATTGTAGCCCAAGCAAACACTTCATCAAACTTAAGCACTGCTCCTGCCTGTACTGTAACATACTCTATTGTATCTGGTGTAAGTTCAAAGCCAAGTAAACTTGCTCCTTCAATTACAGTAGGTACAACAGTAGGCACGTTAAAAAACACTGGAGCTACTTGCGTAAATATAATTAAAGATAATATAACAAATATAATTACTCGTCTATTAAGAGCAGCCATTGGGCTTTCTTTGTCTGCTGCGGACCTAGCATCATTAATTGATTTGTCTCTGACTGCAAACTGTTGCATCATTAACTTTTGATTTTCTGCTGCTGCTTGGCTTTTAAGTGCAAACAACTTACCAATAAACCCTAAGGCTATAGGTGCTATGTTTGTTAAAAGTGCTATCATAATACTACTCCTAATGCTTCCATAAGACCTACGTTTGCAATAACATAAAAGATAATTGCACCGTAGACGCCCCATTTAATTTGTAATAGTGAGGTGTTTATCTTAGCTATACATTTGTTTGTGTCGTCAATTTTGCTAAACAACTTTGCTATTTGACCTGCGTGTTTGTCTAGTTGTACTTGCATTCTTCTAAGCTCGTCTTCCATTTACTTCCCCACATTTTTCATAGCCACTCTATGCGACTCAGTAAAACTCAAGCCTTTTCTCATAAGTCTTTTCATTTCCTGCATATGCTTCTTGCTGTGATGTTCTTTGTGCTTATCTAGAGTAGCTAATTGTCTTTTAGTAAGTGCCATTACTTTTTCTTCTTCTTGCCTTTAGATTTTTTATAAGGTTTGTTACCGTATCCCATAATATCTCCTTAGTTTGCTAGTGGATTGTCTAATGATTCTTGTATCCGTTTGTTTATGTCCTCTTTAGTTTTCTCTACTTTTATCTCAAACCTATCTAACTTTGTATCATAGTTAGTAAGTTTAGTATCTACCGATTGTAACTTAGTATCTACTTTAGATTCTAAAGACCATTGACTGTTTCTTAGGTCTGTCATATCTTTCTTTAATTCTATCTTTATAGCGTCAGCGTGTTGTTCTATTCTTTCTACATCACTAGATGTCTTTTTCATCTGTGACTCTATAGCTCCAAGGTCCAAATTTGCGATTCCTTCGACTTTCTGATACATAAGAAAGCCACCATATAGAGTACCAATAATCGTTGAAATAAAGGCAAATGCTGCGACTATACTCGTACCACTTAAACGTAGACCAAACAGTTTGAGCTTCTTATCTTTTATGCCCTCGCCTTTGCTTACTAATTCTTCTAGGTCTGCCATCAGTTTTCAAATCCACCGTCTTGTAATTGCTTTAAGTATTCTATTTCTTGTTTAAGTTTCTGTACCTCTAATCTTCTTCGTTGTAATTCTAATTGGTATAAAGTATTACAATTAATTCTTTCACTAGGTCCATCTAAAGGTATTATAATTCTAGCATACAAACCTATGTCTTTAGTCTGTGGTCTCTCTCCTTCTTTACCTATAATTGGTGTGACTGCATTATTTATTATTCCAGTCATACCTAACTCAAAGTTAGTAGTACCACCTATGCTATTCTTACAATCTAAATCACCGGCTCTAATACTATCTGTACCGCTACTGTATCCAGCACTTGGCAAGGAGAAGGTCATAGAGTTACTGTCTGCTATAACCTGTGTGCTAAGAAAAAAGGCGTAGCAACACACATACCTCAACCACTTCACTTAAACCTCGAACATATTCTTGATGCTATCATTGTCTTAGTTTTTTTACTTCCTCTTAGTTTAGACAAGGAGCATATGTATTCTGCCCTGTCTACATTCTTTGAACTAATATACACATCAAATTTAACGTGGCTTAAGTAATCTAACTTTAATATCTTATAATCAGTTACAAAAGGTATTGGCTTCCACTCTTTATCAAATACGCCAATCTCATAATATTTAACATCTTCTCTTTTGTTGAACATATTCATTGTAGTTTTGTGTACCCCTTCTATTTGAGTTACAGACCACTTTGGATATGTAGGCGTCATCTCGTGAGCTGCTACAGATGTACATAGCAGTGCCCACAGTATTACTGAGCGACACATTCAGCAACTACTACTGCTGTATAAGAACCACCCGGAAATGCTTTCTGTTGTCCACCGCCATAAGTAGCTTCGGACTGGACATCTACCCATAAAGTTCCAGCGTGTGCCATAGCGTATTGTCTTAAAGCACCAGTAGTTGTACTGGCTGTTTGGTATCCATCAAAGTCACTTCCTGATGACTGTGCTACTGCTACTGCACCTGTCCAAGCAACTGTGTCACTTAGGCTAGGGCTAGAGCTAAAAGAAGTAGGGTAACTAACCTGTGCGTAATAAGCATTAGCAAGCGATACGTCAAACCTTACTATAGGTTTCTGACCACCACTAGCAGGTGTTGTTGTTAAAGTATAAGCGTTAGGGTTTCCGTAAACTCCGGGTGTGTCCGTGTTAACTATACATCTAGACTCTACTGAGCCTGTAATATCTGCGTTGGCTTCTACCTTACTAGCGAACAAAGAGCAACCAGTAAGACTAAGAACTAAAGCTGTTAATAATAATTTATTCATTTGTATTGTCCCTCTATCATTTGATTCATTAAATTGTCTTGGGCTAAACTTTGTAGTGCTCTTCTGTTGTCAACCACCTCTCCTCCGTCCAATGAAATAGATTCCCTGTATACTCCTCCGGGAACTGTCGCTGCGTAGTAAGACCTTACATTAGTAGCGTTATTTATTGTCTGTAGTAGAGCAGATTGAGATACTGTGTTAGCTATCGTTAGAGCATTTTCAGATGCAGCCAAAGCCATTTCTAGTCTGCCTTCATCTTCCTCGTCTTCTTCTCTCTCTTCCCTCTCTTCTTTTTCTTCCTCATACAAGTCACTATCGGTTTCTTCAGTAGCATCTATAACTGCGTCATCATCAAGTGCATCATATATTTCTATCTTAGGTATAACCGGCATCGGCTCAACATAACCCGGACAACTCTCGTCATTCTGTGGGTCGAAACACTTGTCAAACCTATACATATAAACCACTTTTGCATCTTCTAGTGTACCTATGCCAGTAGTTTGTATCGAACCTTCACCGAACTGACTAACTGGTGTGTACGGTAGAGGTACAAGTCTTTGTATCTTCATACCTGTGCCATCAGTCCAGTCTTGTGTATCTTGAAAGATATACCCACCATCTACATCTTTATTCTGTACTGTGACTATGTACTCATCTCCGGCTTCTTTTGTTACCTTATAATTATAGATAACACCACTTATGTCTAATCCGTCTTCTACACTAACTCCTAGTGTGTCTGACGTCATACCCCATATTAAGCCATCTACTGCTGCGTTACCTGTGTATCCAAAGGTATAGCTAGAAGAGTATGAAAGCTGCGGCAACAGTACCCATAATGCTAAGAGCCTTATCACGTTTTTCTTGTGCAGTAATTTCATCTTCCTCCTCTGGCATTGGTATTGTGTCTGTGTGTACAGCCCAAGCATCCTTTGCTTTTTGTCCTATAAGTCCATCTATAGGGCACGGAGTCCCAGCCGACATCATCGCTTCCCATACATCAGGGTCTTGACACATTACACTAACTGCTGCTACTTTCATACCAAAGTTATACAGCTTCTGTGCCTTCTTGAGTCTAAGGCAATTATCTTCTGTGTACGTTGTTCCTACTGAGAGTCCGAGTATCTGTGTCTGTACTGAACCACTAGAGGAAATCGTACATAAATCTGAGGTGTTGCCACTACCAAATTGAGGTGCTATTGCACTAGGTGGCGGGCTTTCTACCTTAGTTGTCTGCGTACCATTTGTTGTAACAACACTTGTTGAATCTGTAACAATAGGGTCTGATGCAAATACCGAACTTGACAACAACAACACAACAAATAACTTTCTCATTAGTCAGCTACTAAACTCACAAATGCTGGGTCTACTTCATCCGTAGGGTTAGCAGTAAAGTGTGTACACATATCTATTTCTCTAGTTAATGTGTATGTATCAGAACCATAACTTACATTACCGTCATCATCATATACAGCTACTTTTCTAGTTTCAGTATGAGGTTTATTCTCATAAGCTATAACACCAGCTAAATCTGATATGGCATTAATAGCTGTCTTAATTGTTTCGTGTTCGCTATACAAAGTAGTAGCGTATGTAGCAATGTTACTTGGCACAGCAGTACCACCTTTGGCTGCTCTTGACCAGTACCAGTCTATGTCTGCTAATTTACTAGCTACAGCACTTCTAGCTTTCTCTAACATATTAGCTTTAAGCGTGTCTACATCTCTGGCTGTTGAGGCATATGTGCCTACAACCTCATCACCACTTGTATCTACAGTAAACTCACCATTCCAATAGTATCTGCTATCAGGAGTGACTTCTCTGTATGCCTTAATGCCTAGTGAGGTAAGTGTTGTACTATCCCTAAAGATTGTTCTAGGATAAAGCACATCACTAATCTCCATAGATTTAGGTGTTTTAATTATCTGTCCGTTAAAGTACCACATATTTTCTCCTATCGAGCGTTACTATTTTTAAAAGGTG